CCAGTATGCAAGAACAAACATCATTAATCACGGCTGCTATGGTATGTTGTGGATGCTCAACATTTTCCGCTGCGTTAAGATTTGTTCAGCAAATGCTATATGGATTGGTAGGTATTAAAACTTATTAATTTTCTCAGTATATAGTAATTATAGAATTATGGGTTCAGCACTATCTTCACTTTGGTTTTTTATAAGTCCCATTCCAGATATATCATCAAAAGGTAAACCTAAACCTATTTCAGCCGGGATTATGTTATGTAGTTTTATTTGCTCTCTTGTGATGCTTCGCATGGGATATACATTTTACTCACTTCATCCAGGATTCCCTGTACCATTTCCACCGTCATTTTTCCCTGCTATGTTGCTATTATGTTGCTGTTCATGTTGTTCGAGCAGTAAACTAGCTGGGCAGGGGCGAAAATTCGCTAAAGTTTAAAAGAAGTTATCAGTACGATACATCTTTACACTAAATGAACCAGTCTTACCAGTAACTGAGACTGTTTCATTTCCATAAAGTTCTTGACACCCTACATCTTCCATACAATCACGAGCGTTGTGACTCACTGGAATTGGGTAAATTTGCTGACCAGGGGTTGTGGTATAATAGTGATATCTGTCACGTCGCCCTGTAACTTCCTTCCCGTATAATGGCATAGTCACATCACCACTTCCTGTGATAAGTCCCATTTGTTGCATCTGCCCAGGTTTATATTTTTTAATTGGAGGACCTCTATATTCGGGGTCACGACGCACAGCTGTTGGTCGAGGTGACATTGGTAGTTCATTTCTAGTCTCAACTTTCACAATACGGGGATTGTACCACATATATACCAGTGCCAATACCGCCACAATTAATACACTCGAAAGTACATGTGTTTTTATCTTACTCTTCATTTACTATAGTTAAGGAAAATCTTTTACATAAAGATATGAAGGTACTGGCCATAGATATTGGATATCATAATATGGGATTAGTATTAGCTGAGTCTTCAGATAAAGGTCCGAAGGTTGAAGTTGAATATATAAAGAAAGTTAGTTTAGCAGATTACAAATATATTAGATCGAATGATTTTGTTGATGTAATTCCTTTATTCGTGGAAGATCATCAATCTATATTTGATGGTGCGGATCGAATACTTATAGAAAGACAACCCCCGGGTGGGTTTCAAAATATTGAAATTCTATTACATTACATGTTCAAAGATAAGGTTACGTTAATTTCACCTGTGAGCATGCATGTGCATTTTGGTATGAGGCATTTAAACTATGAAGAAAGAAAGGAGAGAACTGTAGTTATATCAGAAAAGTACATGGGTGAAATACCCTATGAAAGAAAACACGACATTGCAGATGCATTGTGTATGATAATATTTTACAATTTTAGGACTGAAGTTCATTATTTTGATAAATTTAAATTTGTTGGTTTACAATAAATGCCTAGCGTAAAACAAATTCAGGATGCGCGTAAAAAATTGAAAGTTACACCCAGGTCTAAAGGTAATGCACCCAAAATACCATCTGCGGCTCTTCTTCGTATCATTAATGCTGACCCAAAGATAAAGCGTAACAAGGAATTCATGAAACGGGTTCAAGAACTAATCAAACGGAGTTAAACCGTGGGTGCGGTAATTTTGTTACCTCTCCAAACCTTGAAACTATCTTTGATGATGTTATCAAAGTGACCCAATCTATATTGAACAAAACCCCATAGAATGAAGAACACTGTTTTTGTAAGATGATTGATCTCATTCTCTTCCATCTTATAAATTGGTCCGACTACACGGCCCATGAATGTTTCTTCTTTCTTCTGTCCTGTTATAGCCATTTCAGCTTGGGTCAATGCACATGTATCATCATTGACTGACCAATGGTAAAAAATGAATGGGATGAGAATCGAATAAAATTCTAGACTTCGACGATCATTTGTAAAGGGTACTACAATAATCCCAATCAAAAAAATAATATGGATGAGAAATATTATATTCATCTATTATAACATGTCCGAAGATATTAATATGGAAGAAATGTGGAACGAATATCATGAGAATGTGCTACGCCAATGGGGTGAAGCATCGGCATGTTATCGGTATATGCACCACCGAGCTTTTCTCACGTATAAAAAATTAAGTCTGCGTTTTAGTTTACCTGTAATTGTACTTTCGACAATCACGGGTACGGCGAATTTTGCTCAAAGTTCGTTTCCGGAAAGTATAAGGGGTGGTGTACCAGCCATTATCGGTGGTATGAATCTCATAGCTGGTCTCATCGCGACAATTATGCAATTCCTAAAAATAAATGAACTTATGGAGAATCACAGGACAGCCGCACTGGGACATGGTGGACTTTCTAGAAATATTCGCCTTCAGTTAGCTCTCCCCCGCGATGAGCGTAGTAAAGAGGGTCTCAAGTTTGTGGATGAATGTAAGACTGTATATGAAAGTCTATTGGAACAGTCCCCTCCCATTCCCAAAGAAATATTGAAAACATTTGAGAAAGAATATCCAATAGAAGGTGTATTTACGAAACCAGAGATATTGAATGTCCGTCCTATCCCACTGTTAAAAATGCCAAAAACTATAGAACCAGTTCGAGCTATAACAAATAACACACCTTTTCAACGTTTTGGGAAAATGTTAGCACCTGATGAAGATGAACAAGAAGAGGAAGAGTTCATGGAAGAGGAAGATGGTGAAGAAGTGGAAGAAGAGACAGACGTCGAACAAGGTACACCAAAAGAATAAACATCGCGACATTGGTAAGAATTGAACATATCACAAATGGTAGAATTTTCCTTCTTAAAGGTTCTACGATACGTTTATGTAGTGCGTCATTTTGAAGCACCAAATCTATGGCCTGATTAGTAAGATCATCAATGGATTCCTTCATTAAAATAGTAGAGCAAAAAAAATCCCCCGTTGTAACGACGATACACACAAAACAAATTGAACTAATTCAGCGTTATATAAGTGAACGTAAAAACGTATTTATATGTGGCCCGATCGGTGTTGGTAAAACATTCATTCTTAATACTGTTCTCGAAGGTACAAACAATATCGAATTGTTACCACATCATTTAAAACGGGAGTCTCATTTTTTACCATTTATCAAACCTTCTAAAAAACATGTATATATCGACAACTATGATACTACATTCAAATCTATTATTGAACAAGTCTCAGATGGAGACAGGCTTACACGCGGATCGTTGATTGTTACGACGACAACTATGTGTATGTTTCCAAATTTTGAAACCATAATGATACCGAGACATACTCCAAATGTTCTCATGACACTCGTCGATGATCGCGGAAATGATACTTATATGGCTGCGGTTCGATCAGAGGGAAATATTAGAAACTTTTTCACCTATATGGAAGGATATACTGATATAGACAGTTTTAAGACCCCTAAAGAGTTTATAAATGATATACTAAGTGACCCAAATCCAGTTGAAATTTGTGATAGTATCCCTGAACATGGGCATATATGGGACATATTTCAGGAAAACTATATAGACTCTGAAGGTGTAGATTTATTGAAATGTTCATATTCGTTTTCCATGGCTGATCTTTTCGATAACTGTATATATCAATCAGGGAACTGGTATCTAATGCCTTACTTTGTATTATACGCCTTAACGATACCAAAATCAGCGCTCGGGAAACCACTCGACAAAAATAAAATAAGACCAGGGAGTTGTTGGACGAAATTAGGAAATTATAAAATGAGAAAACAGAAGTTTTCTGAAATTCGTAAAAAATCTAGAATGGGTCTGGGTATAGAAGAATTGTGCCTATTAAAGAAATATGCAGAAAGTGGAGACTTGGAACCATTGCTCGAGTATAAAATTACACCTCAAGATTTTGATGTTATCAATCATCTCGCTGTTGGAAATGGCTTAAAATCAAAGGACGTAACAAGAGTAAAGAAAGCATTGAAGAATGCCTACGACCGAAGATGATCCGAAAGAAATAATCGAAGAAAATGATTCCGTAAAGGTTGTCGGAAACGAAATCTTGTTTTATGGAGACATTGACAAGGATAACGCACTTGAATTTGTTTTACAGTTCAAGAAGCTTGAAATTGACCTACTGAAAAAAAAGGCTGAACTTGTTGGCTACGAACCACAAATTCGTATATCTATCATGAGTGATGGTGGAGATATCTTTTCCGGTCTAAACATGATGAATGTACTAGAGCGCTCTAGGGTCAAGGTTATCACCATCGCTCAAGGCTCTTGTTGTAGTGCGGCTACCTTCGTATTCCTGGGTGGTTCAGAACGTCGCATAGGGAAGAACGCATACCTTCTGATTCACCAACTTACTACTGAGTTTTGGGGTAATTTCCAGGATCTTCGCAATGAGATGAAGACCTCCGCAAAGTTTATGAAAATGCTCAAGAAGATGTACATGTCAAAGACTGACATTCCCGAGAGGAAGTTCAAACGACTCATGAAGAAGGATATTTACCTATCCCCTGATAAGTGTATCAAGTATAAGATCGCACACGTTGTTGACTAATCGATACAGATCGTTTGTATAAACCTAAACCACATAACACTATAAAAATAAGACAAAATGTATTAGCATTTATTGGCAAAAATGTGCTTTCGGGAGGCCTAAGTCGTTCCATTCTACCATAATTTACAACTGGTATATCCGGCATCTAATTAAAACTGATATTTTATTATCGTACAATGGAACGCCTTATCAAACAAGACAAGCACAACCGCGACCGCTACATCGATATCAAGGTTGAAGACTTGAAGGATGGAACTGCGGATATTGTG